AACCAATCATGCCGATGTCGAACTAGACCGCCAACCGATGCCGCGCCAAGCGCCCAAGCGGCTGGGCGACGACAACGGGGAGCGGCGCGCATGATCGCCCTTCATCCCCGTCCGATCCCCGAATATCCGGCGATGCGCTGCCCCGAAGACTGGGCGCGCTTTCTGCGGCTCTCCCAGGCCATGCTGGATCGCCTGACCGCCCGGCAAGACGAACCCGATAGCGAGGTGTTCCAGGCCGTGGTGCATCTGGTCCAGACCCTAGCGCCCGAGCATTTGCGGCATCTTCACTGATCCCAGCCCCCGCGCCAAGGAGGGCGCTGCACCAAACCTGCACCACTCCAAACCAAGGCCGGAAAAGTGACCCGTAACTCTTTGATTTTGGTGGCCAGGGACGGAATCGAACCATCGACACGCGGATTTTCAGACCCCGCCTTTTGATGCTAATCCATTGAAATCAGTAGCTTGCAAAGCATTGCCCGGCGCAAGCACAAAGAAAACCAGCCCAGATCAGCGTAGCGCCAAATGACCATGCACCAAATCGACACCGCTACGCGCTCATCGCCGACCGACCAGGACGGTGGCGCTTCATGAGTTGCTGCATCCGCGTCTCGGCCGGCCGATCCCGCTCGCAGCGGGCGAACCGTAGGCTCATGCACAGATAGCGGCTGGCGGCCATCAAATCGTCGTACTCCTTTACTATCCTTCCCTCCTCTCTGTGGTACAGCCGGAACTCCTCCCACCAGTCCAGCAGGTGCCGAGCCACCTTCAGCCGGCCGGTGTACATCCGGTCCAGCATGTCCATCAGTCCGGCCTCCACGCCGATGCTCCCGTCTTCGTGCTGGGCGTGCTCCGGCAGCATCGCCAGCCCTTGGCGCCGATACTGTTCCGCCAGTTGCTCGCCCGAGTCCTTGGAGTGCTGTAGCCCGTCGTGTGGCCACGCGACCGGAATCCAGCCGCCACGGGCTTTGATCGCTGCCGCGTGGATCACCGGAGTGGATTCGCGAACCCGGTAGCAGTCATAAATGTAGATCGTGTCGGCGTCGCGGTCCCACCGCGCCCAGACCGCAGCAGTGGGATGATCCCAGCCGAAATCCAGCCCGCAAATCGATGGCCAGTGACGCGGGAAGTCGAAGGCGTCGAACGCGATGGACGCCTCCGCCACCGGGAAGATTCGGCCGCTGCCCAAAATCGGGATACCCTTGACTCGCGCGTCTTTCTCGTGGGCTGGGTAGCTATTGACGATCCGCTCCCGCTCTTCTGGCGTGTAGTGCAGCGCATCGTCGATGGTCATGTTGATGTCGATGCGGTCTGTAGAGGATTCGTACAAGAATCGCCTGACCACTTCCGACATGCCCAGCAGCGGAGTGAAAGTGAGCCAGACCACGCCGCCGGTAGCGTTGGTCCTGGTCAAACCTTCCAGGTAGATGTCGAGCGGCGGTTCCTCGTCGAACGCCACGATGTCGAGCGTTTCGCCCTGCCAGCGCTCGCGGCCCTGGTCGTATGTCTTGAAGGTTAGCAGCGACGTTCCGCCGGTGGCGTGCCGCACCGATACGGTATCGACCGCTCCCGAGATGCCGCGCCCGGCCGTCATCTTCTGCAAGGTGTCGCCCGGTATCGATCCGGTTCCGGGGGAGCCGACCCTACCCACCATGAGCCGCTGGATGTTGTCGCGAGTGGTCTGCGCCGTCTCGCTGGCCGCCCAGGCGAAAACGGGACGGTCCCAGCGCCGCCCCGGCCAGTCTGCGGGGTAGCGCCCGGTCAGGTGCATCGCCAGTTCCATGCTCGCCGCCAGCGTCTTGCCCTGCTGGTTGCCCGCCCTGAGTTGCCGCTCTCTGTAGGATTTCCCGGCCGCGTGGAACTCGCGCTGTTTCGGGTAAGGCCGGTAGGCGGCCAGCCGGTTGCAGGCGCGCTCCCGCGATTCGGCTTCGAGCAGGGCCAGCAATTTAGCTTCCGATGACGACAAGGCCGATCTCCTTCGCCAGTTCGGCGATGCGACGGCGACGGGTTTCCGGGTCCATCGTCGGCGAGATACCCATGTCGCCCCACGCCGCCCGTTCGTCGGCTTGTCGGATGCGCAGGGTTTCCGCCAGCGTCTTGCTCAGCTTGGCGAGCGGATCGCTGCGTTTGAACAGCGCATCGTGCCAGAGGTCCAGGTGCAAATCCCACTCGTCGCGGTGGCGCTCGACCATCGCCGCCTTGGCCGCGCTCTCGTCCCTCTCCCGCGCCGCGCGCCGCTGCGCCCGCCGCTCGACCGTGAGCGGATGCGGGTCATCCGGCAAGTCAAAAGCGAGTTGATTATCAGCATATTTTGCGCTCATTGACTTATTTAGACACATGATATAGCGTTGTGCAATCTCGCCTTAGCCGGGCGGTAAACGGTCGGAGATGCGGCTCCACGACAACCCGCGAACGGTCCAGGACGATCCGCCCGCCGGCTGCGGCATGACCGGAAACCACAGTTATTCTTTTGTGGAGTCCATTATGGCCGCTACAAATTTTGCTGGTCTCACCAGCACGCAAAAAATTGTGTGGTCGCGCGAAATCTGGAGCAACGCGCGCGACCAGATGTTCATCAAGCGCTTCACCGGAACCGGCGATAACGCGCTGATCCAACGCATCACCGATCTCACCAAAACCGAGCGCGGCGAGCAGGTGCTGATGCACCTGGTGGCCGACCTGACCGGCGACGGCGTCGTCGGCGACAACGAGCGCGAGGGCAACGAAGAGGCGATGCAGTCGTACAACATCGCCCTCAATATCGACATCATGTCGCAGCAGGTCCGCAACAAGGGCAAGCTGTCCGATCAAAAGTCGGTGATCAACTTTCGCGAGCAGGCCCGCGACAAGCTCGCTTATTGGCTCGCCAACCGCATCGATCAACTCGCGTTCCTCACCCTGTCTGGCGTGAGCTACGCCTATTACAACAACGGCGCGGCGCGAACGGGGTCCGCGTTCCCGACGCTCGCTTTCGCGTCGGACGTGTCGGTGCCATCCACCAACCGGCATCGCCGCTGGTACGTGAGCACGACGAACAGCCTACAAACCGGCGCCACCGCATCGGTAGCCGCGACCGATGTCCCCAGCTACGAAATGATCGTGCAACTGATCGCTTACGCGAAACAGAGCTACGTCAAGCCGTTGATGAGCGGCGGTAAAGAATACTACGTGCTGATGGTGCATCCGCGCACGCTGGCCAAGCTCAAGATGGACAGCAACTACATCAACGCCATCGTCAACGCCGCCCCGAAGGGCACGGACAACCCGTTCTTCACCGGGGCTACCGTAACCGTCGATGGCGCGGTGATCCACGAACATCGCCTTGTCTACAACACCCTCGGGGCTACCAGCGGCTCGGCCAAGTGGGGTTCAGGGTCCAACGTCGATGGCTCGCGCTCGCTGCTGTGCGGCGCGCAGGCGCTCGGCATGGCCGACCTCGGCCCGCCGGAGTGGGAAGAGAAATCCTTCAACTACGGTGCCCAGCAGGGTATCAGCATCGACAAGATGCTGGGGCTTCGCAAGCCGAAGTTCATGAGTCCGGTCCACGGCACCGTCGAGGATTTCGGCGTCATCGCGTGCGACCACGCCATCTAAGGGGAACGACATGGCTATCACTCTAAACCCGAACCGCCAGCAGTCCCGCTGGGCGACCGTCGATATTTCGTATGCCGACCTCGTGTCGGGCGCGGCGCAAACCGCCATCCAACTGCCCGTTGGCGCGGTGGTCGTGGGCGGCGCGGTGGTCGTAAAGACCGCGTTCAACTCGGCCACGTCAGACGTGATCGTGGTTGGCGACTCGGCCTCGGCCAACCGATATCGGGCGTCGGTCAGCATCGCCTCTGCCGCCCGTCAAGCGCTCACCGCTACCGGCTACGAAACCCTGTCCACTACCCGTGGCCTGCAAGTGACGTGGACAGGATCAGGCACCGCCCCATCGGCTGGTGCGCTGCGGCTCGAAGTCGAGTACATCGTTCCGTCGCGCGGCGACGCCATCCAGGATTAAGCCGATGGCCACATGGAAATCGCCGACGCCCGAGCCGATCCGCGTCTCCCTGCTGTCCGGCCACTCCGCCGAGGTCGGGCCGGATCCGACCGAAGTCCCCGACTTTTTCGACGAGCACCTGCTCGCCGCCGGAGCCGTCGAGGCGACCGCGAAAAGACGGGGCAGAAGGCCGAGACCGCCGACCGTCGAAGCGGCCGACGAACCGACGGGAGACCAGACCTTCGAGACGGAAGCCAGCTTGATCGTCGAGATGGACGACGATGACGCTCTCTGATCTGATCGCCGCGTTCAGGACCGAGGCGGCGGACCAGGCCGAACCGCCGCTGTGGAGCGACGCCGAAATCGCCGGCTATCTGGCCGACGCCGAAAGCGAAGCCTGTATCCGCGCTCGCCTGCTGTTCGACGAGTCCTCTCCGGCGGTGGCGGTGATCGGCATTGACACGGCCGCGTGGGTCGCGCTGGACCCGTCCATCATCGACGTGACGCGGGCGCATCTCGCGTCTTCTCCGGGTCGGCTGCTGGCGCAATGCCCGCCCGAGGTGCTGGACCGGCAATGGTGGGGATGGGAAACGCAGACCGGACCGCCGACCGGATACTACGTGATCGGAAATCGGCTGCGGCTGATCCCGCAGCCGACTCAAGCGAGCGATACCCTGTATCTGAGCGTGTACCGCACGCCGCTCGTGCCGTTGACCGCCGACGACCTGGACGCATCGCCGGAAATCCAGGACCCGCACCATCTTCGCCTGCTGGATTGGGCGCTCTACCGCGCCTACTCCAAGCGGGACATCGACACAGCCGACATGACGCGAGCGAACGGATACCGGCTGTCGTTCGTCGAGCATTTCGGCCCGCGCCCGAGCGCGAGCGCGATCCGTAAGCAAGCCGAAAAGCGCGCGCCCGTCGTGCGCCCCATCCATTTTTGAGGTGTGACATGAAATTGAAGAGTCTTTTGGCAGGTGTCTTTTTGGCGGTTTTGTCGGGGGTTGGCCATGCGGCAGCATTGACCAACACCTACGAGAACAGCATCGTCGATTGGTTATTGCGCGGGCAGTCGTTGACGCCGCCTGCCACCGGCTACGTCGCGCTGTTTACCGCTTGCCCGACCGAATCGGCGGCGGGGACTGAGGTGACTGGTGGGTCTTATGCTCGTGTGGCCGTTGCCGCGTCTCTCGCTAACTGGGCCGGTACGCAGTCCTCCGGTAGCACCACCGCGTCGAGCGGCACGAACGGTACTACTAGCAACAATGGCACGATCACCTTTCCCGCCGCGACTGCGGATTGGAGCACGGTTAATTGCTTCGGTTATATGAGCGTATCCAGCGGCGGTACACTGATCTTTTATGCTGCGCTAACCACCCCGCGCAACATCACCAGTGGTAGCACTGCCAGTTTTGCGGCAGCGGCCCTTACCTTCCAGATCGACGACTAAGGTGATGATTATGAAGTACATCATCGCTTTTATCTTCGGATTGGTGCTGTGCTCTCCCACGTTTGCCGCCGATCTGTCCGCCAATGCCGGTAGCGGCGGATTGTTCGCCCTCGGCACTTTGGCCGACGCCAACAATCCGGTGGAGATGGCGCTCGCGCCCGAGTACACCCGGCTCGCGGTAGTGCGAACCCGCACCGCCAATCGGCTGAAAGCCGTCGCCAACTCGAAAGAGTCTAACGCGGACTCCATCAAATCGGCGCTGTACGCGGCCACTCAGGTCCAGCAGTTGGCCGACGAGGCTCGCCATGACCTGGACGGATTGGCGCAGCGCAAAGCGGTGGACATCGGTTTCTCGGCGTCTCTGGGCGTGGTTCGCGCCACCATCAAACGCGCTGAATCCATCTACGACGCGCAGTTGGGGAGCAAGTAAGTCATGACCGTAGACCAAGCTTTGCAAATGGCCGAGATGCTGGTTCAGGCGGCTCGCATCGCCTACCAGGACGACGCGAGCGTGGTGTCTTTGTTGGATTCGCTGAGAGCCGCAGATGACGTGGCGCGAGACGAGCTGGCGCGAGCCATCGAGGACGCCAATAAGCGGCTGACCGCAGCGGAGTAGGGACATGCCCATCACCCACATCAACAGCGATCTCGCTCGCCAGCAGACGACGACTACCGGCACGGGCACGCTGTCGATGGGCGGCGTGCCTGCCGGTTGCCAGTCTATCGTTGCGGCGGTCGGTAGCGGCAAGAAAGCCCGCTTCAAGCTATCGGCCTACGGCGGGGTGGATTGGGAGATTTTCGAAGGAGTGGCGACGGCGGGCAGCCCTGATACCGTGTCTCGCGACACGGTGGTCGCTAGCACCAACGGCGGCGCGAAGATCAATCTTCCGGCCGGGACCCACACGCTTGACGCCACCTGGATCGCGAAATCCGCCGATGAAGTGACGCCCCGGTTGCTCACCATCGGCAACGGTTTGACGCTTTCCAGTGGCGTCCTGACCGTCGATTGCATGGGGTCGTGCGACGTGTTCGCGGTGCTGAGTCTCACCGCGAACGTTACCAGCGTAGTGCTACAAAACGTGCCAGAACGGTGTTCGCTGTATCTGGAGGTCACGCAGTCGGGTGGTCCGTGGACATTTCCACAGGCCGCGTGGCCGGCCGGAACCGTGCTGGAATCGACGTATAACCTCTATACCGACTCGACGAAAAGCCGGTTCTGGTGGACGACCACCAATTCGGGGTCAGCGTCGGTTTTGGAGTGCAATGGGCCATCAGCGGGTGCGACAGGCGATGCTTACGCTACATCGCACGAAGCCGATTCGACAGCCCACTCGGCGTCCAGCATCGTCAACACTCCGGCCGGCAATATCGCGGCCACGACCGTTCAGGCTGCTATCAACGAACTCGACTCGGAGAAAGCGGCGACCGGACACACGCATTCTGGTGTGTACGAGCCCGCCGGAACGGTAACCACTCATGCGGAGCTGATCCAAGCGCACGGCATTTCCGCATTCGGCGCAACGCTGGTGGACGATGCCGATGCCGCTGCCGCGCGCACCACGCTCGGGCTGGTGATCGGGACTCATGTGCAGGCACAAGACGCTGAGTTGGCGGCGCTGGCTGGCCTGACCTCCGCTGCCGACAAGCTGCCGTACTTCACGGGATCGGGAGCTGCTGCCCTTGCCAATTTTTTGGCGGCTGCCCGAACCTTTTGCGCTGCAAGTACCGTAGAGGCGCAACGAGCCATCATCGAAGCCGCCGCACCATCCATTGTCACAATCACCGGCAGCACCACGCTCACAAAAGCGTCGCACCAGGGAAAGGTACTGTACTGCACGACCGGGGCGCTCAATCTCACCGTCGATAACTCCACCGATTTCGACGCTTACGCATCCTGCGAAATATGGAACAAGACCGGAGCGGTTGTGACGTTTGTTGCGACTGCGACAATCAACCGGATCGGCTCCAAGCCGCTCACGCTTCCGGCCAACGGGCGTGCTGTGCTGTCGCGAGAGGCGACCGCCGACGTGTATCTGCTCACCGGAGAAATGTCGTAATGCTGCTGCATGGCGGGCTGATTGGTGCGTCTGGTGTTGCTGTCGGGGCCGGCTCTTCACCGGCATTCGATCTCACGGCTGGCGGCATGACGTTCGCCTATGTCTCGGACAGCGGCACCAACACGACAATATCCGGCAACGTACCTGCGAACGTTGTCGACGGCGACCTTATGCTGGCGTTTGCGCTATCGGGCGCACCTGACAACCCGGCATCGATAACGAACCCGGCAGGATGGGAATCGATCATCCTAGAGACAGGAGTGGACGGGCGGTATTTTCGTCCCTATTCCCTCTCGTATCGTGTCGCAAACTCGGAGCCATCAAGTTATTCGTGGACTGTAACGAGCGGCACAACGGATGACGCTGTGGCAATCATCCGCGTCACCGGAGCCAACACGTCTAGTCCGATCAGCGGTACGCCTGTCGTCGATCATCATCTCACGACGACGCCAACAAGCCCGTCAGTTACTACAGCACACGCCAATGCGCTCGGTGTGTTCGGGTTTTGCGTGAATGGCGGTTGGTCGCTGAATGCGCAGGATGCCGGCTATCCGAGCGGGACGAGCGGGGTGTTCG